CATATTTGCGCATGTCCAAACTCAAGCACTTGCCTTCAAACCCTATGCAGCTGGCAATGCCGCAGGCCGGCGGACTAACTCATCGGTGCCTGTGACGTCAAGTTCCACACTAAACGGCATAGAGCCAAGAAAAAGCCCACAACGCCGCATCTGTGCGCCGCATTGCGAAGCAATTGGATAAGCATCTGCATGCGGTGGCACTGTTCGTATTGGAGAGTCAAGAGGCTCGTGTAATGCTAGGAAGGGCTTGTACCTCCGCAGATGCAAAGGCCATGTTTCTTGTTGCCGACACCCCGGCTATGGTGCGCACATTTATCTCGGACTATGACCTTCTGCTCAGGAGGCATGACACCTCCTCACACTTGGTCGACATCCCGACTGGGTATTGCGAGATCAATCCGTTCGATAAGCTCGCGGTGCTGGCGCTTTGGAAGTTTGCAGCCGCGAAAGAGGCCTTTGAACTTGCCGGCGCAACGCCTGCTGCAATCGGTTTGGTGCTGGAAGGTATGACCTGTTCCGATTTGGCAATAGACATCGATGGCGGAGAACAGCACTCTGAGCGTGAAGATCATCACCTTACCCAGGCCACCACCCAGGCCATAAACGAAACGATTGCTGCCAAGAAGCAGGAGAGTAAATCTGTTAGGTCCCCCGCGGCCAAGACTGCAAACGCCACATTGTGGGGCGAGTACAAGAGACGCGCACTGGAACTGGCAAACAGCAAACACTTCAGGTCATATGCCGCTGCTGCAGACTTCATTCAGCCCGTGTTGCAAAAGGAGCTAATCCGTCATGCAAGCGACCGACGTATAGGTCTCTGGATCAAAGCAATGGGCTGGCGTCCAACCAAGATCAAGACCTAAACCGGCTTTTTCATCGCTCACTTCTTCTGTGGCATTACCAACTGCAGCTCTGGTATTTGACACGAATCTCCAACCATCAATGCCGAACAAGATCCAAAAATTCTGCATTCTGATTGGTAGCACTTTCAGCGGCTAGTCGAATAGCTTTCAACTTTGCAGGGCCAATGCCTTTAATTGAAAGCAAAGATTCATCTGACTCTTGCGCTAGTTTTTTTGGAGTGGTTAACCCCCTATTCTGCAGGTCTAACAACACGCTACTTGGAATTCCATTTATAGTGTGTATAAACATCGGGAAAAACCGATTTTTAATATCCTCATGGCCACCCAGCAATATGCAAAAATCACGCCATTGACCACTTATAAAACCACCCTCAATAGCATCTCGTCTAGCTTCTATAGATTGATTGCTTTCAACGATGGTTCTTAAGGCAACCAAAAACTTTTGGAAATCTACTCCGTGGTTCTCAAGTGGCCCAACTGAGGATGCAACGTATCCATTATCTGGAATTTCGGGTAGACCTTCAATGCCCTGCTCGGCCCACGTCTTCAGAACCGGAAGCCAACATCCCTCCCATTGAGTATGTGCAATTCTGGGCGGATCTGTAAGGCCTTCGTGGTATTCCATATGGCGCGAAATTACTCTTAATGGAGTGCGCAACTGCAATGTTGCCGTGAATCTGAACCCCTTGGTCATATCCATCATTGGTACATTCCACTGTTTCCAGACGTCCTGCTGATAGCCTTGATCAGCACCTTCCGTTGCTGCAAAGTACCCCACTGATACATACTTTTCTGTGAGATTTTCAATGGTCTTCCGAACATCATCGATGTTTGTCAATTTGATGTATGGATGAACATTGATTAACTCCACCAATTCATTTAGCTTCAACTTGGCCAACTCAAGACGAGACACCTTGGTTTCGGGATTTTTTGAGCTATTTGAAATGTTCAACGACTCGTTCAGAACTTGCGTAATGCGTGACGCATAGTCCCAGAACATCCGCTGCTCTGGACTAAGGCCCGCAACAGCATCTTCCAAGGTTGACGCGACTTCGGTTTTTACAGACTCCTGTCTTGCATCTAAGCCAGCATCTTTTGCGTCTACCGATTCAGGCTCAAGTTTCTGGAATAGTGAAGAGATCCATTTTGTGATGCTCATAATTAGTTGGGCGTGTATCTATAGAGAACAGAGCTAGACACCCGCTTAACTCGAAACAACTTTCAGGCGCAGTACTTTGTAGACGCAGTAACTGATGATGTAAATCGCCGAGATGGTATCGTCTATTTGGAGTGAATCAGCGAAATCAGTCGGTTTAGGTGGGTACTCGACATCGCCATTTATCTTGAATGTGATGACTGCGATCACGGCTCTGGAACCTTCGAATCTGTCATCAGGCGTAGTGCACGTGATACACCCTCTCGGTTGCCCTTCATCTGTTAATCCAACGGTAAAGGCAAATTGTAAAGTCCTGCCACACAAGGCAATTTCAAACCTTGAGTTTTCCAGCGATTTCGTCAATTCCATACCAAGAAGATGATTTTGGTTATGTCGGGATTGATCCCAAACACAACTCACCTCTCGTACAAATGAATTGAATCTATTTTCCAGGCTTCCACGGGCACTCTGAAGCATCGAAAACGCCTTGTAAATTTCATCTGCTGATTTAGTCATTATTCACTCCAAATTTTTGTGAAACCATCTTGATAAACGAAAATATCGAACTCCGATTGATCATGGACTTCCGCCATCAAATGCGCAACTCCCCGTGTACGATCAATGACAACATCATAGAAAGCGTACATGTCACAGATGCAGTCCTTCGATGACGTCAAAAAGTGGGTGAGCGAACACAATGAAGATGGCAGTGGTGTTGACCATTTGCGCAAAACCGTCGCCGTCGGAATCATTAGCGGCAAAAGTGCAGGCGTTGCTCGCGCGTGGCTAGAAGAGCAGGAAAACGGTGGGCAGAGGCGTCTCGAAGCCGAGCAGCTTGCACTGTCCAAAAGGTCCACGGAGGCGGCAGAGTCGTCAGCGCACGCGGCTGCAGAATCAGCCAAACACGCTGCCGAATCCGCCAAGTGGTCAAAAATCGCTGCAGTGATTGCAGTCTTTGCGCTGCTCGTGTCAGCATGGCCATACATCAAGGATTTCGGGCGAGGCGCCGTTGCCGACAACTCGCCCGGACAGCACTGAACTGGCATCGGAAGCGCCGGTAATCTTCCCCCAGGGCCTTAATTAAAGCTCTCCTTTAGCCTGTCCAATGACGCCTGCATTGTGTTGAAAGTGTTGGCGTCGTCCATCGCCATTTTTTGGACCTGCCCCATCGGCATGGTAGACATCGCGGTGGTTCTGGAGAATATCTTCACGCCGGCCGGATTCTTAATGAATGTGATTGCCGTCACGGCTCGTACCGGCGTGGAGTACGAATTTGCAATGGCCAAACGCATCAAAGATTCTTGCATCCCCTTCAACTCTTGCGATATGACCAACTGGGATGCCGAATCGGATTCCACCTGAAAGCCTTTCGTCAATGCTCGTTCAAGCAGCCGCGACTTAACTGCGTCAACATCAACATTGTCGATTTGCACCTCTGGATTGCCGGACGCGGTAGTCGTGATGCGTTGCACCGGAGTGCCGCATCCAGCGAGTGGTATCGAAAGAATTGACGCCAAGATGGCAGCGAGAATTGATTTGAAAATCGTAGTCATTTAGTAAATCCCTGTTGTGATGGGTGAAATCCAACCCCAGCCTGCCACACTACGGCTTGCATGGGTATCCCCTGAACGGGTGAAAATTTGGCTTCGCGCCCTGATTTTCAGCGCCCGGTTTTGCCAGGCTACATACTCATCAGAATAGCGCACAAGCTGCGAACCAACTTGCTACTGAATTCTGGTTTATGGGTTCGGAGCAATTGCGGCTGACGCAATTGGAAATGTCGGGCAAGCCGCGCCAGCATTGGGTTTCTTGCTCACTGCATGCTTGGTGCCGTCCGGAAAGATGCTGCGAACCTGAATCAAGATGCGAACCATCTGCGCACCGCCTGTTAGCAAATGTTAGTGTTCAGAGTGCTGTCGCCGGCTTGGTCCATGGCGTGCGAGCCCGTGGGCGTAGGGATGTTGGGTATATCAGCCCTTTTTAGCTCGAAACCCGCATGGATACAGGTTTCTTGGTGTGGGGTAATCTCGGCTACCATCGCACGCCGTATGCAAAAGCCGTGGGCGTGAGCTGTGGACCCATTCCGCTGGCGCTGGCCACCGGCACGGCGCGCCTGGTGTACATGACGCCATGCCACCAGCGCCAGCACCAAATAGACCACGGCCAAGGGTTGGCTCAGGCTCCGTTGCTGGAATTCCCATATCGGAAGAAAGTCTACCCGCACCTTGGGTGCGCCCTCCCGGCTTTGGATTACTGGCTCAAAAGTGAGCCAGCTACTCAGTTCATTCTTTAGCCCAGTGGCTTTTTCCTGCTGCGGCAATGTCGAGTTTTGTCAAGTTCAACCATAAGTTTTATAAGGTAGGGATGAACCGGGCCCGCCCCTCCTTTTCACCGACGTATGTCAATATCGTTAACCGCTTGCCGCCTTACGCAAGGTCTCTGCGCAGGATTCGGCGAATCTCGCCTTCCATCGGATGAACTGTCATAGCTCTGACGGCTGCCTTGATTTCAAGCCACTCCTTCGACCACATGCCGTGCACCCGTGCGTTCTGGGCGCTTTTTTGCTTTCCCTGTGGGCTGCGCGGGCCGGTGGACTGCTCCCACGGGCTCCAGTTTCGAATGAGTTGCGCCTGACGGGCCCTGCGCTCCGCCGTCCAGCCGTTGGCCATGCTCTGGTGCCCCCAATAGTTCGTTACTCGGAAAGGGTTCTTGATTTTTCTCGCGTGCGCGTTTCTGAGACCGTGCCGATTCCGCTTCGAAGTTGTTCTGCTGCGGCCCATTGGCGATGTTGGCCTGCCGGATGTAGGGTTGCGGGTTCTTGACGATTGCAAGCGTCTCCAGAGTGGCCCGGCACTGTGATTGCGCCTTCAATGCCAGCCGCAGGTACTTGTCAACAACATCGACGGAACTCCCCAAGTTGTTGGCAGACTGGCGAGAGAGGTTGGCAAAAATGGCCTGCAGAGACATGGCCTGCCCAAACAACATGGACTCCACCGTACCGAGGTCGCCCTTCTTCACGACTTGAGACCGAGCGTACAAGTCATTGGCCAGCGCCGATACATCCAGCTCGCCAAAGGTGTTCCAACACTCCATGACGCTTGCATTCTGTGCCGATGACATCAGTACCAACTCATGAGGCTTCGCCAACCTGCCTGTATTGGCAGCCACAATGAGATTTGCGGCCTTTCCGATTTTTGGCTTGGCCATAGCTGCAGATGATTTTGCGGCAGTCATGCAATTCCCTTCTGTGCTTTCGAGCGCTGGGCCTTTGCAACCACGCCCTCCTCTTTGAACCGCTTCTCTATCTGGGCGAGTTTTCCCTTTGCGGCCTTGGCCAGCTTTGCGGTTGCGGCGAGATTGGCAGTAATTTCCAAGAATTGATCTTCTGGAATGAAGCCAATCAGACGGTTTGTCTTTTTGGACGTCGTGGTTTCATCGGTCATGCTGCACACTCCTTTATGGTTTCGGTTTCGCTGATTCTCATGACAACCCGTTCACGGTCTTGTTGATGAACCCTTGGAAATCGATCACGGTCAGGGCCACCATCCCGGCGGGCGCCTGCTTCAACCATTCACCATTCCGTGAAAGATGGCCGCTCATATGCTGACCCTCACGCCCTGCTTGGCGAATGCCTGCTGCACCACGGCGGTGATAGTCCGTGCGTTGGTGGCGATGAGGCCTGGCATCATGGCCCTGATCTGGCCTATGGTTTCGGCGCTGGCGTTCTGGGCGTTGATCACGATGGGCTGATTGATGGTCATGGAAGCGGCCCCGCCAGATCCCGAAAGATGGTTTGGAGTGATCACGCCGGGGCCTGTGTCAACGCGGATTTCGGGTCCGTTTTCGCCCACAAGGTACGGAACGCCGGGGGTTGGATTTCCGCCCGTTGCGAAGCCAAACAGACTTGCCACGCCCGATGCGATGCCACTCATCCCGCCTGCATTGCTCATGGCTTGCGACAGTGGCTTGGTGATGCTTTGCTGAATCTGGATTCTGATCAGGTCAGCGATGATGCTGTTTGCCAGTCCATTGAAATCCAGCTTGCCGGTGGTGGCGAAAGTTACCAGCGCATCCTCCATGCCCTTGAAGGCCTTGGAGACGACTGTTTGCGTGGCTATGGCTTGGTCTTGGATGGTCGACCAGTAGGCGAACGCGCCATCCTGCTCTTTTTTGGCCTGCAGGTCGGCATAGACCTTCTTCAGGCGGACAAGTTCAGCATACGTCGCCGCTTCTTCCAAGAGGCCCTTTCTAACTAGGTCATCGTCACCCAGCCCCTGCAGCATGTCGGCCCGCTTCTTGGCATCAACGGCCTGCTGCTGAATCTTCACCAGGTTCAAGGCCTCAATGGCGCCCTTGGTAAGCCCCCAGGATGCAATCTGCAGCTTTTCAGCTTCGATTTGCTTCAGAACGGATGCGACGGTCTTGTCTATTCCATCCACGGTCTTGGAATATTCAGCAATGGCGTCAGCCTGCTCCTTCTGTCTCGCCAAGTCGGCTTCTGATTTGGTCATGGCTTGGACGGCATCATTCATCCGGTTTTCAGCATCGACAGCTTCGTCAAGCGTCATCTTGCCTTGCGTGTACTTTGACCAGAGATTCACCAAGCTATCACTCTCGAGCTTCTGTGCAGCGGTCAGCTTCTTACCGGTCTCAATTTCCAGATTTGCAGCATCCTCGTATTTCTGCATGTCCGCAATGAAGGTCTGGTAAGCGCTGACGCTCTCCGGCTTGGCAGCATTGGCGGCCCGGATATTCGCAATCACCTTGTCAATTTCAAGCCTCGACTTGCCAGCCGCAAGACCTTCCAAAGTCACCCGCGTTATCTCGCGATTTGTGAGCAGGGCTTTATCGAGGTAGCGATCTGCAATCGTGTCAAACGCAATCCCTGCTATGGCCTGCTCGTTGTCTTTTCTCCGGTTTTCCGCCGTCATGAGCGCCAGGTAATCGATGGTCTTTTGAACCTCGGCCTGTTTTTCCAACGCCACCAGTTGCGCGTTTTCTTCCGGGGTCAGTCCGCCACCGCCGCTCCTTTTGAAAGTGGCATATTTCTCGAATGCGGCAAGCTGTCTAGCAAGCTTCGCGGTCGGGTCTTCTGTCCTGCCGATACCCAGCATGGCATCCCATCCCGCTTTGGCCATCTCACCGACACCGCGCCAAGTCTGCTCCAGGACGCCCAAGTTGGCCGCCAGTACGGGCATGCGCTGATTCATGGCATCCGCATAGGCTTCTTCCGCCGCTTTGGCTGCATTCACGCGGTCGCCCATATCGTTCATGGCCTTGATGTGCTCGAACACACCCAGGGTCAGGTAGTGCATTGATTCGTTGAGCTTGATGGATGCATCAACCGGGCTTCGGCCAAGTTCAGCAAATTGCTTGACGGAATCTTCCAGGGATATGCCCATCTCGCGTTGCATCTTTATCGCGGTGGCGGAGAACTGCGAAATCTGGTCAGCCGCAAACCGCCCGCTAGACGAGAACGCTGTGATGGCCTCTGCTGATTTCCCGATCGTGGAGCCCGTCGCCGTGCTTGTCGCCAACGCCATGGCCTGAAGCTGCTGGGCTGTGACACCTGCAGCACCGCCCGTCAGAATCAAGGATGCCTTGAACTTCTCTGCTTCCATGGCACCAAAGGTATAGGCGGCGGCAAGGACGCCCGCCGATGCAGCAACCGCAGCAATCGTCAACCCCAAGGGATTCATCGCTGCCGCTAGCAAGCCGCTGGATTGCGCGAAGATGGAAAACGAACTCCCCATCCGCGTGAAGTTGCCATTTGCAAGTTCGCGGGACATCACAATCAGCTCACGGGTGGCCGTGGAAGATGACAGACTGAAGCCTGCCGCAGCATGGCCTGCATCTTGAAGGCCGGCAATCAGCGGTGCCGCTGCGTTTGACACCCCCAGCTGCGCAGCCTGGAATGCAAGGATTTCCTTGCGGGTCATGCCAACAGTATCAGCCTGCGCCTTCAGCTTTGCAATAAACCGCTCTGCTGCTGAAGCCGCATCGTCTTGGCTCTTGACCATGTCCTTCATGACCTGCTCTTGGCGGTGGTAAGAGTCAATCGACTGTGCAAGCGCCGTAATCTTGTCGACTTCTGACTTTTGCAGGTTCGCGGCCAGGGCTTGCATGCGCTCGATTTCCGCACGGGTTCTGCCGAGTGCATCAAACTCTTCCTGCAGCTTCTTTATCCACTTCTCGGCACTCAGGGCGGCATCGCTGGTGGTGGTGGAAACCCGCACATAGTCGGCGGCAGAGCCTGATGCAGCCTTTCCCGCGCGCGTCACGGATTCTTCAACCACGTCTGCACTGGCTGTCAGCTTGTCCAGGTCGACCGTTGCCTTCGCCGCTTGAGTGGTGTCAACGACAATAACAAGACTCGTAAGTTCATTGCTCATTGAATTGCCTTCTTTCTAAAAATGTTCAAAAACACCTGGTCGAGTGCCTTGATGGCTTCGACTTCGAATGGGTCAAGCTCCACACGCTTGAGTTGCGCCCAGGCTTGGATTTCCTGAAAGCTGATTGCGGTCTGACTTGACCGGGCGTTGCTCAGTTGAACGAACCACTGCCACAGGTAATGCAACTCTGCTGCAAGTGGTTCGCTCTGCAATTCCGCAATTGGTCGGCCAAGTCTCTCTTGCGCCATACGCAGGTGCTCACGCTTCGGCACACCGTCAGGCTCGGGCGTGCTGAGATTCAATTCGTGTTCAGCGTAGGCGCAGAGGTCCACAATCAGCTCGGCTGAAAATTTGCGTCAGCGGCGATGGCTGACGTAACCTTCGATAGCCAGGTGGGGCGTTTCTCGAAGACAGTGGCCAGGGCATCCGGCGTCATGGGTGCCGATGCACCGTCCTTACTGAAACCGTACCAGTCCACTGTGCAGGCAACCGCAATACCGGTTTCATTTGCTTTCATGGTGTCGATTACCTGTGCGGCGCCAGCATCGGTGCCGGTGTCGATTGCTTTGGTTGCCTTGGATGCGGCCTTTTTCACGGCAGCAAGGGTCAAGGCGCGCTCTGCATCGCGGAAGTTCTGGGAATTGCGGCCAACGACTTTGAAGCCAGCGGCGGGGTTGCCATCGGCGTCAAGCACAACGGGCACATCGAATGTGACGTTGGCTGTTTGGTCAAGTGTGGAAATGTCGAACATGTTTTCTTTCATTGGGAGTTGGAATGCACGGTCTCAGCCGCCACACCCAAAACGGGAGTGACGGCAGCATGGCCCGTGCTGGGAGTGCCGGTGTTAAGCGGCGGGTTTTGTTGACCGGCATCGCAGGATTCCCTGCGGCTGGCGCGGATGAGTTGAGCGATCCAGGCGTTGATTTCATGTTCAATGAAACCCACAGCACGGCCACCAAGGTTGATCGGTTCCGGGAACTCGCTATTTCTTAAACGCTGGGAAATCGCTCCACGCGATAGGCCGGTCTTTTTGGTCACCTCGGCGAAACGCAAGATGCTCAAGGTCTGACCAGTAGGCTCGGTGGCTTTGGTGCCCAGCTGGGTGGCGATTTCTGTATGCATTTATCACACCTCGATTCGTTAATAAGCACTAATGAGCATCAGTGTGATTGGCATTGCATCCCGGAAAAAGTAGGGTTTCAGGGATAGCCGCACAAACATGCCGAGCCTCAGACAGATGATTGCGAAGGGTCTTGATACGCCCCTGCACTTCCGCCGATTCAACGCGGCAGGCACGCAGACCATGCTTCTGGAATTCGCTTTGAAGAAAGGCATTGAGTAGCTCAACATCCGACTTGGCGGCCCTGCCATGGGACAGGTGGAACCAATCTGCCATGACTGCATAGTCGCGCAGCAAGCCTGCCAGATAGCTGGCAGTGCGGGTCTTTGGTCGACCGGCGGCGCGAGTGCCCTTCTCTTTGGGTTGGGTTAAATCAAACCGATCGAGGATGAATGATGGTGTGCTGTGGCCCATGATTTACCCACCAACAAGATTCAACAAAATTGCGCTGGTGTGCTCATAGTCCAGGCGCTCAGAGCTTTCCAGGTAGCGCAGCACGGCCACCGCCTCGGGCTTTGTGCGGGGCCGAATTTGCGCAAGGCATCGAAAAGCAAAGTCTTCGCGGGCACTGGCTTGCGGTCCTGGATCTCCCAAATCATGGGAATTGCGCAGCGTGTACAGGTTGCTCCAGTAGGCCAACTCGTGCAGGCAGTCGCTCAGGGTGTTGGGTGCAAGGTCCGGGCGCGCCTTAAATCGAGCGTCCACCTGGGCCTCGTCGTAGTCGCCAAAGTCGCCCTTGCGCTTCAAGCCCTTCATCGCGTCAATGCAAAACCGCTCGGCGGGTGTATCGGAAAACAAGGCGTCCACACTGCCGAAGCGTGACAAGGCCTCATGCTGGCGCGACAACTTATCGGCGGACTTGCCAGCCAAGCCCTCCAGGTCGGCAAAGCCGAAAGTCGCGAACATCACCGTCCAGTTGCCAGGATTCTTTGAAACCAGGTGTTTCATGTATCTGTCTTCCAGATCCTTGAGCGGCGTCTGGATGCGCTTGGCCGCTACCATGGCCTTGCCTATCAGTTCGGCCTGCCCGGTCTTGATAACTTCGCGCAGCCACAGCACTGCGTCAAGCTCCTTGTCGCCGGTCACCGCCTCCTGAGGCGGCAGCGTGGGCACCGTCAATGCTGTCGACTCGCTAACCTGAATCGGCGGCAGGCTGAAGAGCTGGCGGTGCGCCAGGTTGTCACGAAAAGCGCCTGAGCGGCTGCATATCGTCTTGACTGTGCCAATTGGCATGCCGGTAAGGTCAGCGACCTCCCGCAGGGAATGGCGCCGACGCAGGTCCAGCACCTTGCGGTGGTCGGGGTTTGAATCAGGGTGTTTCATGTTCTGATTTACTCCAGCAGCAGCACCGCGTCCACCACACCGCCATCCGGCGCGCCACCCAGCCCGGCGCGCTCGGCCTCGAACAGCTTGAACAGGGCGCGGGCTGCAGCAAGCTCCAGGCGCTTCGATTCGGTCAAGTGCTGCCCTATGTCCCAGCTTGCACCTCCAAAGCCCGTGCGGCGCTTGCTGGCCTCTTGGTAGCGCCTTTGCTCGGCGCCAATTTCCATGCGCCTCTGCCGGGCCGTGTGCCAGCGCAATGCAGCGGCGACTATCTGCATGTGTGTGCTGGCCATTACCGACTCACCCCAATCTGCTCCAGCATCGAGGGTGCTTTCCAATCGCCAAACGCACCATCAAACATCTCGTTGGCCATGTTGTGCGTGGCCTTGCCCAGTGCTGGGATTGTCTGCATGGCGTTCATCATCGCCATGGTGCAGCACCAGTTCAGCGGCCTGTACACAAGCTCGTAGTCATCCTCTTTGCCTGTCGCACTGTTTTCCATTTTCAGCACGGCAACCACGTTGCGCACGCTGTCGCCGTACTTCAGCATTTGGGGGTTGGACCACTCGCTTTCGTTGACCGACAGCGCCCGTAGCCACACTTCACGGGGCAACTTGTCGTAATGGCTGCATGACTGCATGAACGCCATGCCTGTTTCAATGATGTCGAATTCCAATTCGATTTGGGCGTCTTTGGCTTCGGCCAGGTCAATCTTGTGCAGCGCCTCGGCTTTGGTGTCGCCGGTCCTGATGGCTTGTGCGTGGGCGGCCTTCAGCATGCGGATATAGGCCCTGTTGGCTTCCTTGTTTCGAACCAGGTAGCGAGCCTCGGCCCGCATGGATACCAGGTGCAGCAATGCGGCTCTTTGGTCGGCGGTGAGCTTGGGTGTTGTCATGATCAAAGTCCGTGTGTTGCCGCTTCCACGGCGGTTTGATGGGAATCGCAGCAATCGCCAGCGGCTGGGCTGCAGTACACGTTCTGACGACCGGGATCGCGCGCGGGGATGCCGACGCCGGCCAAGCAGGTGTAGCCGTCCTTGGCTGTTGGATCAAAGGATGTGCAGTTGGCACAGGTGCGGGCGGTGATGTTCATGGTGGTGGTGTCCTCAAAAGTTGATGGGATCGTGTTTGCCGGCGAAGTGCTCGGCGGCGTGGGGTTGGGCTTTGCCGATCAGATTTGCAATGAAGCCGATTTGGTTTTTCGTAAGCCAGTGGTAGCGAGGGACGTACTTCACAGAGTCCAAATACGGCGTAGGGATGGCAACATATAAAGGAGGCATACGCGGTGCCCTATGGATTGCTTTTTCACCTTCATCAGAAAACCCGCCCACAACCCGCATGCCTATTGGATTTGAGCCCTTTTCAACCATAGTCACGCCGTGCCCTAGTCCATCATTCCATGGATCACTAGGTGCCCTAGTATTTGGGCTTACCAGGGCACCTAGTGATGCGGTATGCAGCACGGCGTGCCCTAGGCTAATTTTTTCTGCATAGGCTTTCTTTGCGGCAAGTTCAGCAGCGGCAATGAGGTCTATGGCCTGTTCGACACTGGCGATGCGCTTCCATTCGTTGGTTTCCTTGACGGCGTGAAGCATCAACTTTGGAATGTCGTAGCACACGCGGTCGGTCACTCGGTACAGTGTCGGAAGGCGCTCTCCGTCACGTGCGCATCCACCCTTGCGAGTGATTGCCACCAGTCCCACGGCGCACAGGGCGCGCAGGCTGCGGGCCAGGGTCTTGGAATGGCTGATACCGCGCTTGCTGGCGCGGGTCAGCGGTAGGGACAGGTCGCCATTGTTGTATTGCTTCAGCTCGCGCAGCAGTGCTAGGTAGGCCAGCACATCATGCGGCGAAAGTGCGGCGAAGGCGTGGCTATCGTAGACGTCGTCATAGATGCGCATGCTGTGGCCGCGTGGGTCACGCTGTGGCTTTGTGTACCTGCTCATGGGCGCGCCCTCCTGCGAACTTCCATGATCTGCTGACAGACCGCCATCAGGCCGGCACGCATATGCAGGTCATTGGCATCCTCGCCAGCCCCGGGGCTCATGCACCACGGCAATTTCGTCGCCTCTGCGGCGCGCTGACCGGTGCCTGATACATCGTTGTCGGCAAAGACAAACGCCCGGCCCTTCACATGGGGGGCAACCAGCACCAGATTGTTGGCACTGAAGGCGATCAGCACGGAAGCCCGCAGACCCACGCTGCGCAGCGCGGCCACCACGCTCAGCCCTGTTGCATAGCCTTCGACCAGAAACGTCTCCGGGGCTTGCTTGTCGCCGATCCAGAAAACGGCGCCCTTGGCCCGCATACCGGGGATCATCTTCTTTTCCCACTTGCGCTCAGCCTCATTCCACAGGATCAGCTGAACACCCTGCAAAGCGTTGGTATCCATATTGCGCATGGGGATGACCAGCGCGCCGTCTTTTGCCACCATGCCCTGGGCATCTGGAAAGCCCTTCCTGTGCAGGTAGTCATGTGGGCCCGGGGTAGTGCTGCGAATCAGCTCGGCAGCGCGAACGGCAGCACGTTGGTAATTAGCCTCCAGGTTGGTCGCAGCCGCAGCGCGCTTGGCCTTCCACGCGGCTTTCTCGGCTTCGGTCCATGGCGCTGCATTGACATCGTTGAACCAATACGCCTTGGCTTCCTCTGCCCAGTTGAAGACCCAGCCGCGTTCACCATCCCAAAAGTACGCACCGTTGGTTGACCAGGGCTTGTCGATGGTGCCGCAGCGGCGCACACGCTCACCAACCATCAGGCGACTCGCATCGAGCTCCAGGCCGTGGGCCCGGGCAAACAGGAGGAATGCGTTCATGCGCGCCTCGCTTTCGCGTACGCGACGTTCAGGCTCGTGATTTTGTTGCGAACGTTGGCAGTGATTGGGACTACGGGCGTGGACTCAAGGCGCCACACCTGGAGCGGGTCCCGGCCTGCGATCTTCTGGAACAGATGCCATGCACGGCCATACTGCTTGCCAGGGACGCTGTGGGCCCGCGAATAGGAACAAACCTGCTCCCAGAGGTGGCGATGGTCGTCGGCCATCTTCTTCTTGCCAATAAAGATCTCTTGCATCTCACCCGGAACAGCTTCGACCAACGCAGGGGCCTGCTTCTCGTAGCCACAAGACATGCAACGCTTGAAGAATGGCTTGTAGGAACACTTTGGGCAGCCGTCAGACTCTTGCCTGTCGTCATCATCACGGCGGATCTGCTTGTCCAGCTTTTCGCCACTGTCCAGTGCCTCAAGGCCATTGAAGAAGATTTCGCTGTAATCCTCCGCAAAGCGCACGATGTTGCCGCTGTGGTCCAGAAGCAAGCAGTCTGTTTTGCCGGTCTCAGGGGATGAGCGGAGCCCGCGGCCCCACATCTGGATAGCCGTCGACAGCGACTTGCGCAGCGGCCGGCAGTCCACCACGCAACCCACATCTGGCACATCGAACCCCTTGGCCAGCGCTTCAACACTGATGAGCACGCGAAGGAGGGAATCGGCCTTGCTGTATTCCTTGATAAGCAGGTCGCGCTCTGGGGCTGTCGTCTCGCTGGTGAACACGGCAGCCATCACACCGGCATCCAAAAACTGGCGGGCCAGCTCCTGGCAGTGCTTGATGGTGGCGCCGAATACGATGGTCTTGCGGCCCTGGGCATATTTCAGCCACTCGGTTACGACGTCGCCAACGATTTCCATGCCGCGCTGCTCTGCGGCCGCATCTGTCCACTCCCCGCCTGCGGTGGCGGCGCCGGACATGTCGGCGCGCTTGCAGGACATCACGCGCATGGGCACCAAAACGCCCTGCTGTGTCAGCTCGTGCATGGTGGTGGCGTTGATCAGATTGGTGAACAACTTCCCGAGACCCGCGCTGAACGGTGTCGCCGACAACCCGATGCAGGCCGCTTTGGTGCTCTGGATGTGCTCAGTCCAGACCGAAAGCTGTGTGTGCACCTCATCAATGATGATGACGTCAGCGTCAGGCCAGTAGCCGCGCTTGGCCAGAGTCTGGGCACTTGCGATCTGATACCGGTGCCCGTTGCGACGCCAGTGGTCCGCTTGCACAATTCCGTGCGCCGACAGTCCGTAGGCATCTGCTGCCGCGCTGGTCTGGTTGATCAGCGTCGTGCGGTCACACACGAACACCACGCGGCAACCTTTCAGCAGGGCCTCCAGTGCAATCTTGTGCGCAAGGTATGTCTTTCCGGCGCCGGTCGGTGCCATGATGACCTGGCAGCGGTGGCCAGCTTTGAATCCATCCCGCAATGCTTGATGTGCCGCCAACTGGAACGGGCGCGCCGGTGGGAATGTCGTTGCCAGATAGTCGGGCTTTTCTTCCCAGAGGTTCTTGTTGAAGGCGTTCATTTCGAAGCCTCCTTGCGCAGGCGCTGCACTTGTCGTTCCATGGCCTTGGCAGCCCTAACGGCTTCGTTCTTCTCGTTCATCAGGCCGTTGACGCGCAACTGAAGGTTCGCATTAAGTGCGTTCAGGCGTTTGACCTCTGCCACCGCGAATGCCAGCTTGTCATCGGCATCCAGCAAACCAGCCAGGTGCTTGGCGTCTTCCGCTGCAGCCATGGCGTTGGCTGCGAGCTCGTCGGCGTCCGGGCCATCGTCTTCTGGGGCTGCATGAGACTTGACCAGTGACTTGCCGGATGCAATCTGCGCGGCCTCCTTCACAGTGATTGCGCCGTCCTTCACGGCCTCAGTCAGGCCGGCCTTTTGTGCCACTTTCGCCTGCTGGATTGTCTTGGTACTGACCTTTGCAATAGAGGCCAATTCGGCATTGGTTTTTGGAGGGTAGGAACCTGGTTCCACCCCTCCCTTGGCATGCTGATTTGCGCCATTTGGCACCCATTGGTAGATGCTCACAATCGCCGCTGCACGTTGCGATGCGGTCAGGTGGCGCCGGTTCTCGTTCTGTGCCTTCACGAAGTCAATCGGGTCTATGGAGTCATCCATAACCACCGAAGGGCAGTCAACGCCGGATTCGGTCGCGGCGGTGTACCGGTGCCAACCGTCAATCACCATGTCTTCGAAAATAGTGATGGGGTTCAGGACGCCATTGATGCCAATGGAGTCCTTGAGTGCCGTGAATTCTTCCGCGCTCATTGCGGGGAAGGCTGAGCTCAGTGGGTGCTGTGAATATTTCACTCGCGGCCCCCTTTGCAGTCAGGAGCCATTTCGTAGGCAGTGATCCACAACGCCAGGCCCAGGCTCTTCAGGCGGATCAGGTTGGCGGTAAGTTTGGTGATGTAGCGCAGGCCATGCACCACAAGGTGAATGACGGCAATCGCGATGCGGCGCACACCACGAGATTGCACGCAGTTATTCGATTGGATAGAATCCAACTGCTGTGTACTTTTGGGAGCCGTCGAATTGCCTGCCAGGGCGTTGACGGCTTTTTCATTTGGCGGCTTGAATACTTGCATGGTTATTCAGCCTCCACCGAGACTGCCACGCCGCATGCTTCTGCCTGGGCTTTAAGCCAAGCGCGGACATCGCCAACCCGAAAGGCGGTGACGCGGTCAGAGAGGCGAACCGGCGAGACGAACTCACCCTTCTTGATTTTTCTCCACATCGTGGCGGGAGAAAATGGAACAACCTCCAAGACTTGAGGTTGACGCATGTAGCCCGAATCTGGCAGGTCGTCGAAGTTGAAGCCTGTGTGGGCGGCTTTGCGGGCTTCAGGTCTGTGATCAGCCTGTGTGGGCTGGGAACGCTTGGGCATTGAGCTTGCTCCATCCCTGCAACTGACAACACTAACCTAGCAGGGTTGGAACAAGTTTCTCGGGGCGTATGCGTTGCCGTGGTTGTCAGTGAGACAGTCTAAAACCCAATGTTCATGCGGGTTTCAAGGGGTTTTCGCGTATCAGCCCAATCGCCCAATTGGGCGTGCCCTGGGCGCGCCCAACTATTCAGCCTTCCATCTCCATCCCGTGAGAAGGCCGCGTATGGTGTCGTGATTAGGCGCGCTGAACACTGAACCCTTGCTCCTTTCGGCATTGGCTATGTGATTTGCAATTTCCTTAGAAATTGCGGCATTTGAAGGGTTTGACCCTTTTGCCTTAAGGCTGGCGCCCTTGTTCTTCGCCATCTCCATAATGTCGTATTTTTCCTGCCACCATGGTGTATTCGCTTTGTCGTCGACAGTAGGCACGTCTGAACTAATGGTGATCGGATCTGGCTCGGTGTTGGCGGCAGGCGCTAATTGCTGGGGCTTGGCAGCGGCTTCAATCGCCTTCACGTCAGCCATGAGCGCCACCATGTCTGCAATCTCCAGCCACTCTTTCAACTTGGTGCCCGCGGCCTCCAGTCGGACAATCGGTCCATCCAAGGCTGGCATGCCATCAGCCACTTGCAAGGAAAACGGACCGTCTGGCTTGTATGCACGAAATGGGTGCCTAGCGGATCCAATCCGCTTGAGTTCGTCAACAGTCTCAGGCGACGCCATCAGTGGACCACGATACCGCCATTTCAAACGCTCCCTAGTCACTACATCAAACACATCTTGCAAATCCTGAATCTTAGATTGAGCACTCCTCACCTGGATCTGAAGTTCCACCGCTTCATCGTCAGCCAAACTTTCCCACGGTGACAATAGACCGGCAATGCGCCGTTTGAACTTCGCTTCGGCACTTTCAATAAATTCCGTCAGGCGGGCGTGCTCACGCTTGTTATTCAAATCGTATTGCATCAACTTTTCGCCGGTGTCATCAATCACCAAGCCGTCAAAATCAAACAGCAGGTGAATGCGCAGTTGCGCAGCGGCTTCGAGTACTTGCCTTGTCGTCATCTTCCATCGCTCTGCAAGCTCTGGAACGCTCAGGGTTTTCGGTTCAAACATTGCACCCCCGTGCATCCCCGCATAAGGAACCACCAGCAGGCCAGCGGGGGCTTGGCTTTTCGTCCCGGTTTCGAAGCGGAACTAGCTGGTGGCAAAACCATTTATCAAATACTCATGCTAGCGCACGCGGCGCCAGCCCGACTCGCATCGTCAGGTCGGCTTACTCCGGCGGCGTTGTCCCGCTGCCTTGCCGTAATCGGAATCCCGACATTCGCAGTACCGGTTACCTTGCTTGCGGGCACCTCCAATTCAACGTGCAGTAGATGGTTATCTAGATGGTGCCCGTCTGACGGGCTAAGGAAGGTGCAAAAAGTAGCCTCTATTGGCCCGTCTCCCGGGCCAATGGTCGCACCCTCTAGCCCGTCAGACGGGCCAGTAATGGAGCCCCTTGGCCCGTGAGACGGGCTAAGGGTTGTGTTTTTGTCTTGCCCGTGATACGGGCCAAGAGGCGCACGACCCATACCGCCAGCCGGTCCAGCAGCAGCACGGGCGATTGGCACCCCCTGCCGATATGCCCCGCGTTGGAATGCCTCAGCGGCCCCGAAGTCGTAGCCGGGGATCTTGTCCAAGGTGCGCCAGGTCACCGCATACCAAGCGGCCTTGTTCGGCCTGTGCCCCATCACGGTTTCATGAACAAAGCCTGCCGCGATCAGCTCCCGCTTGGCTCGGGTGATAACGTCCTTGCTACACCATCCGCGCGGCAGCAGGTAGGCATAAGACGCCAGCAGCCGGCCGTTGTTGTCCCGCACGTACTGGCGCGCGAACTCCAGCAGCAGTGACCGGGCCGGGTGGGACAACTGGGCGTAGGCCGGACAGTCCAGCACTGACCACGGCAACGCAACGAACCCGCCAGAGTCGCGTGTTTCGTCGCGGCCCCGGCGCTTTGGGTTGCGTCCGTTTGCCATGGCGTCAGCCCGGCCTGCCCAGCACCAGGCGCGCCAGCTCCGCGTAATCGGGGGCGCTGGTGCGAATGGCTCGGGATTGGCAGCCGTCACCATTCAGCAGGTTGTGCGCCAGCTCCGCACAGCACCCCATGGCGTTAAGCAGGCCCAGGGCCGTGCTTTGGCTCATGTCCGCGCCTTCGTAGTCCCTATCCAGCTCACGCCGTACCAGTAGCGCCGTGAGCGTTTGGATACCGTCCAATGCTGAATACATCCGAGCATGTCCTCGGCCGGTCATCGCCAGGCCCTCGCCGTTGCAGGTGAAAGCGCCGTCAGCGGGGCACATGTCCACACGCTCGGTCATTTTGATGCTCCCTGGGATTGTTCGGGGGTGTTGGACTTGGCGGGGCGGCCAGGCTTCTTGCGTTCGGGGATGATGGTGTTCTTGAAGGCTTGAAATGCCTTGTCTTTATAGGCTGCCCAGTAAAGCTCGAAGCGGGCGCTATAGGCGCGCCGACCTTCGGGGGACTCGTCGTAAATTACTTTCGCCAACTCCATCGACTTCTCCGCAATTGCCCGTGCGGCACGACCTGGCATAACTTTGCGTTCCCAGCGCAGGTTCCAGTAGTCGCCAGCAATCCAGAGCTTCATGGGACCCTTCATGCCTTCTGGACGGGTGCGCTTCAAAGAGAACGAGAGCAGGCCCTGCTCCCAGCTAACGGACTGCTGGCCTTCTGGCCATTCAGTCCCTGCAGGAATGACGCCCTCAGCTTCGAGCTGTGCCCGTGAACCTTGGTACTCAGCGAAGTCACAGCCATGAGGGCGAATGCAGACTGTGAACGGATGCTCAACAACTACTTCGGTGGTGGTGACAGGTGCAGGGACGAGGCGCAGCGCAGTGCTGGCGGTGGTATCAGCCATGGGTCACCTCCGCAATCTTGCGACTGGCCGACTTCGCGCTATCGACGCAGTCGACCGCACGCCTGATTTTCGTCGCCATGTCCCGCGCGATCATCAATGCTGACTGCATGACCTCGTAGTCAGCGTCGGTTGCCGTCAGCACTTCCAGCAGGTCAGACAGAAGAATTCCAAGGTACTGCGCATGGTTCAGCGCATCGCCAGCAGTGGCAAAGTGGACGGTAACGCCCGTGCCGATTTCAATGGTCAGTGCTTCAGACATGGGCCACCTCCATGCAATCGCCTGTTTGCTTCGGCGTGCCGGGGGCTTCCATGCTGGCCATGATGTGGCTGCGGGCTCTGCGCAGCCTTGCCAGGGCCTGCGGTGCCTCGCCGCGTGCAATGTGCCAAGCTGCGGTGCTCAATGCGTTGTGAGCCTGTTGGTGGGCTTCCGTGCTGTTGCCAGCGAGCGCGGCCCGTGCGGCGTCCACCAGGTGGGCCGGCAGGTAGCTGTCGGAGCTGAAGAACGGCCGGTATCCGGGTGTGACCTCGGACAGGATGGCGCGCAAGGCTGTTTCGATTGCGCTTGTTGCGCGTGGGGTTGCCGCTTTGGGCGCAGTGGTGTTGGGTAAATCAGCCTTTTTCGGCTCGGAAGCCGCATGGATGTTGGAAACAGGGTGTGGGGGAATGCCCGTGGTGGGCGTGGGTGATGTGACCGTGGTCATGGAATTGGCTCCTAACTGAGACTCAAAACCACCCGTTTGACTTGATAGGCCAGCAGGATGGATGTGGGGTATATCAACACGCAGTTAGACGTGCGGCCATCCTCGCGGGTAGGCCCTCCCCACACCCAAAACCAGAAATTCAGGACGTGAAAAAACCTCACTTACGGGGAGGTCTGCCGCTAACTGTTTGGTGTTGATAGCACCGGGCCTTTCGGCTTGACGCTACTGTAGCACCAACTAAACGTATTTGCAAAAACAATTTGCAACGTCCACTTAGCGCAAATACAATAAGTCATGCGTATCGAGTTCGACCCTATCAAGTCCCAGAAGAATGCCGACGAACGTCAGTTGCCTTTTGCCTTGGTGAACGGCTTCGATTGGGATACCGCCATTGTGGTCGAGGACACGCGCAAGGCCTACCCTGAGCGCCGTTTTGAAGCGGTGGGGCCTATCGGTGAACGGTTGCACGTGGTGGTGTTCGCGGCCATTCAGGGCGGCATCCGGGTTATCAGTTTTCGCAAGGCGAATCCACGAGAGGAGAAACGTTATGAAAAAAACCGTACAGCTTGACCCCCCAGAACTGAGCCAAGAGTGGTTTGATAAGGCACGGCCGGCCCGCGAGGCGCTGCCGCCTGAACTGGTGGCATTGCTGCCCAAGAAGCCCATGGGACGGCCCCGCGTGGCTCACCCCAAGGAGACCGTGACCATGCGCGTGGATGCCGATGTTCTGGTGGCACTACGAGCCATGGGCCAGGGTTGGCAAACAAAGGTAAATGCACTTTTGCGCCAGGCAGTGGCCACCGGTAAGGTGTAGCACTACTCGCCGGGTCGGCGGGCAGGGCTTCACGGTGCCTCTATTTGGCAGGGTCGCACTGTGCCATGTCTGCAAAGCCATGGTTTGCCACTGGTTGCGCGCCGTCGCTTCTCTTGCATGGGAATGGCAGCACGTCCGAATGCATCAGGCGCCCGGCTGCAAGGTTGTCCATGGCCTTGATTACCCAAACATCATCAAAGCGTCCGGCGTCCTGCGCCAGCACGCCTATGACCTGATACGCCTCGGCAATCAATGCGCGCAGCTCGCTGTTTCCTTTACGCTTTGGCACTGCCATCCTTGGCTGGCGCGATGTATTTTGCGTGCAGGGCGGCCATGTCTTGCATGGCTCCAAGGTAGGCACCCACCCAAAGCGGGATGGGGGATTGACCGTTTGCCCAGCGTGAGGGCGTTTGCTTGGTAACTCCGGACTTGCGGCAAAAGTCCGATTGCTTCCAGCCCAGCGCGGCCAGGGCGCTTGTAAATTCTTCAGGTGTCATGTGTTGTCCATCGGTCGGTACAGGCTGAGATTGTATTCCTTTCTGATTACGTACAATGCAGTTTCGTACTCATAACTTAACATAACGCCCGTTGTATAAAGTAGATAAAAAGGATAACTTTGTAATCATAGAGGAATTATTCAATGCAATCAAGGGCTTACGTAGCCTCATCCATTGCCTGAAAAATAGGCATCTGACAGACGCATAACGCAGTGAAAGTTATCCACAGGGCGCTATCCAGCCACCACGCGCAGCGCACCGGGCGTGGCTTTGGCGTCGAACACAATCCCGGCCTGCTCCAGCATCCACGCTTCAATCTTTTTATGGTGCAGCGCCAGCAGTTCAAGTGGTCGCACTGTGTAATGCTTTTCAGCGGTCGCGCTGGGCTTGTGCCCTTGAATCTGTGCCACCACCCCAACGGGCACCTCTAGCCACTCGATCAGGCTCTTGAATGACCGGCGCAGGCCGTGCAAGGTCATTCCATCCAGCGACGCGGCCGAGCTGCTGCTGGTGACGCCAGAGCCAGGGTCTTGCGCTGCGATGTCTTCCAAGCCGATGCCGCAGCGGCCGCCAGGCAGATCGCCGGCAGGATGTATTGGAAGATGCTGGCGACGGTCCGAAAGATGGCTTGCGACACCGATGCCCCCAACTGCGCGCCTGGGGTGATGGGCCCGCCGACCTGGCTCGCATAAGCATGGAGACCGATGTAAAGGCCGATGGCGGCCACCACACCCACCCACCATGGGAACATCACACCAACTCGAACACGTCTTCCAGTGGACTGGTTTTACCTCTTCTGGCCACATTCACTCCCTGTTGTAGGGTGTGACAGTAACATCAGGAGCACTACGGAGCCCTCCCCCAAATGGGTGAATTTGGCCAACCTATGACTGCCAAGCGTTACCCCGGTCTGCATGCATTGCCTAGTGGCTGGGCACGGGCGCGGGGTGCAGTGCGACAATCAATCTCCGCATCAATCTAGTTATTTTGAGTCTGTTTTGGGCTGATTGGCCAAGTGGCGCTGGTAAGCCTCATACATTGATGCGATACGAAATACAGCCATGGTAGCTGCCAAGACTGACATGAGGGCATACAAAAAAAGACCATACCCAATACCACCAGCAATCTGATTCAGGACCGGTAGCACATCGCGAATGGGGTCCACCCATTCAGCGTAGAACCACAACCCCTTTGCAGCTACCGAATAGACCAACGCGAAAAGCTGAATCACGATGAAGTGGACGAATGTGGAGCTCATAACCACATAGTCAGAGGGTTTCGAGAGATCAACACCAGGCTCGGCAAGTAGTGCCCGAAATTTGTCATCACCAAATCCAATCGACATAGCAAGCCCGGCCAGCGTAAAGCCCAGAAGGTTGGGCAATGCTGCCATTGGGTCATTCCACCAGTCGCACTTTGACCAGGTGTGATACGTCAACGGAAGTAGTACCAATACGGCAATGTGCAGATAAGGCGAGCATAGGAGCGCCCGCAGTCCACCGTATGCCTGCCAGTACTTAGCAAAGATATTGGCCACACCCTTGTACATGGCGTGATGGTACAACGCTAGCGGCTAAACATCATGCGTTTAAGGACGTCCAGAGAGGTTTCCACCTCCGAGTCCACCAAAGCGGAAATCTGCAATGGCCGCTTCTGGGTGGATTCTTCCACGCGCATGCCGTTGGCGTTCTTGCCGACCACGGAAACACTTCCATTCCTGGCTGCTACCGAGGCAAGCGCCAAAGTATCAGCGTCTGGCGTAATTGTTTCCCCGCTCTTGGCAATCAAGATGGTTTCCTGCTGCCGAGCATTTTGGATTTCTAGCTTCTTCAGCAACCTCGCTTCGATTTCATCAAAATCATCGGCATTTGGGCGCTTGAGATGGATGGTTAGTCTGTCAAGCTTCGGGAGCTTGAGCATCTGTTCCAGGCTTTCAACATCGGGCAGCGCAGTGACCTCTACCTCTGAAGACTTACCAGCGAGATATACCTTGTCAAAGAGCGCCTGGAAAAATTTCTCAAGTGCTTGCGGTCCCATATTGTCTTTGCGGTCATGGCTGACAAACCAGAGCTGGTGTTTGTCCGGGCGGAAGGCGAACTCAATGCGCTGCAGGTTTGGCAGCAGGTGATCAGGAATGCTTACGGCGGAGAGGTCATCGTCAGAAGCTGTGTCACTGGTTTGCGTGTTGAACCAAGGCAGATCTGAATCGATTCGAACAAAACGGA